AGGAAGAGCCTAAGGAAGAGCCTAAGGAAGAGTTTAAGGAAGAGCCTAAGGAAGAGCCTAAGGAAGAGCCTAAGGAAGAGCCTAAGGAAGAGCCTAAGGAAGAGCCTAAGGAAGAGCCTAAGGAAGAGCCTAAGGAAGAAGAAGAGAGCGTTGAAGAGGATTCTAAGCCGACAAAGAAAACTCGAGCCAAAAAGGCTAAGAAGTAAAAACTTTAGACTCTAAAGTTTTTTTATAAAGGATGCAGGATGAACTACGTACTTCAGGGCATAGCATCAGAAGATATGGTCCAATTATTTGCTCCGTTACCCACTGCGGCAGGAACGCCTGTTCTTGGATTGGCTGAGACAGATATTGAGGTGCGAATCCGGAAGGCCGGAGCTTCTGGTTATACCGTAAAGACATTAATCCCTGCTGACTGGGTGGATCGGGGCGGTGGTAATTATTCTATTCAATTTTCTTCAATAGATTTTGACACATTGGGTGCTTTTAGATATCAGATTATAGCGGTGGGGGCCACGCCCTTCATTCAGTATGAAGATATACTTTCAGTTGTGGCATCTCTTCCAGTGTTCCCATCGGACCCTCCGACAATCAACGAACAAACAGATGTGCCCCCTGGAGTGAGTCCAGATCCAGTGTTTCAAGGGAATACATTGACCATTAATGGCACCGATTTACTCGGAGCGACTTCTGTCACAATTAATGGAATAGTTGTTCCTATTACAGCAGCGTCTAATTCTCAACTCCAAGTGACGGTAACAAAGCCGGACGTTGTGATAGGGATTGACCATGCTGTGGTAGTGGAAACTCCAGGAGGCCAAGCTATTGCTTCGGTGTCTGTGGAGTTGGATCCTAGCGACATCCCCGGGTCTGGTATGGTCAACCTTTATGGATTTATTCATAATCCAGGGACAGGTTCTCCGTATTCTGGGATCAGTGTAGTTGGACGAGTTCTCGATATGCCAAATATTGGTATGGGAGTAGGATGGACGGATGAACTGGTTCGAGCAGCAACGGATGGCAATGGACGTTTTGACTTGAAACTTCCACAGGGTGTTAGAGTAGAGATTGAGATTTCCAGGATTCGGTATCGTCGCGTGTTCCAGACTCCAATGGTGGCTTCTGCTAATATTTTTACAGAGATTCCTTAATGTGGTTTTTAAAGTCTTTTAGATTGGATGGCAAGTTCTCATTCCAGGGTCTTCCTATTGAAGTGGAGACAGCAGCGGGGAACATCAGGCAGGGCATTGGATATGGAGGCATTCCATGGAAGACTGTGATGAGGCATGATTATGGCTATATCAAGGGAGTTGTCGCTGTAGATGGAGACGATCTTGATGTGTTTGTGGGTCCAAATAGAGATTCCAAGGATGTTTGGATTATTCATCAGAAAAAGTCGTTTAATGATGAATATGATGAAGATAAAGTATTCCTTGGGTTCGACAGCGAAGAAGATGTGATTGGTTCATTTCGTTTGCATTATGATCATCCAGATAGATACATGGGGCCAATTTCCCATTATTCTATGAAGAGTTTTAAGAGGAAAATAAAGTCGATACGAAAACCATCCAAATTGGACAATGCAGGAACAAAAGAACTGCTTTGTTCTATGGAAGTGCTGTAGGGAAATAAATGGCTTTAACCACTCTTCAAATATACCTGGAGCCACCTGAGAGTCGTGAGTCTGTGTTGCCACATGATGGCGTCATCGAATACACGAGAAATGAGCGTGGGCGCAATATTATCAAGGCATATGTAGTTCCAACGCCAAATGATGGAACCCTTGTAGGGGAAGAGATCACGCTGAGGTTAATGAAGGCTCGTCGGGATAGAAGCGAAGAAGTTGTTCAAGCGAGAAAGGTGTTCACCTTTACATCCGCTGTTCCTCCGAATGGGATGCTTTTTGAATTTGATCTGAAAGAAATAAAGTATTCATCTAAGTATCCATTCCCTGTGGTGCGAAGAGGCGACTATTTTATTGAGGTGGAGCACTCCGGGGGCATAACAGGACCATCTGCTATCTCTGCATCAACGGTGGACTTCAGGGTCACCTTAATGACGACGGACTTCCTGGAATTGAACTGGCTAAAGGGAGCCACGCGAAAGGCGAATGATGAACGGAATGTTCGATTTCAGCCTCGTGAGATTACAGGGGTGAAAGTTATTGAACTGTCTACAAATCACCCGATGAATATTTTTCCAATGTCTTTAGAGATTGGAGCAGAGGGAAATCGATATTTAAATTGGGGCAACCGAAATGGCCCAGGCGAAATCATTAAGATTAATATGGCGATCCCCGATGGGATCCAGCAGCAATATATTTTGCCTGCCAACGACGATAAGAACTATGCGGTTGTCGAAGTAAACCCCCTCTTGCTGCCTAACGTGAACACGACAGAGCGCTTATGGGTAGACAAGAGTTTAATCAAGCGAGAAGTCCTAAGGCGCTGGATTGATGAGGAGGCTGAGTGGCTAGAGAGTACATGGCTTCACACTCCACTGGATCCAGCTCTTGTAGTTAGCGATTTTAATTTGGGTGGACTCAATATTGGGCCGGGGGCTTCTACTAGTCAGGCAGCAGACATTTTACCCGAGAATAAAGATTGGGACCTCAAGGGAACTCCTACTACATATTATCCACCCACTGCAGGACATTGGATTAATTTAAAGGTTCCATACTGGAATCCTATTCGATTCGAGTATCTAATTGGCGCACTCGAGAACACTCGGATTGTAGACATTAACGTAGACTGGGTTCATAAGGGGGCCAGTGGTTATATTACGTTGATCCCTTTTAACCAAAGCATTGCTTATCATTTTATTGGATTGATGTATGTCAATGCGCTAAGGGGAGCGGTCTCGCTGCCATCCTTTTGGAGATATAGATATTGGGCTGGCTTCGAAGGAGAGGAAACTCCCCCAGACGTTCTAGAGGTGATCGGCTTGCGTGCAGCAGCAAATGGTTTGGGTATATTGGGACAGATGTATAAAGGTGGAATCGCGTCGACATCTATTAGTGGAGGTGGGAGGTCTACATCTACGTCTTTCACCGCGAGTGCCACTTTTGGTATTTATTCCGCCACGATTGAAGGCTATAATAAAAAATTAATGACTCTCGAAAAGCAGATTCAAAGAAAATACTTTGGTATTACTTTTGAAATTCTCTAAGAAGGTGGTGCGGTATGTCTTTTAACGATGTCGACACAGGTGTAGATTTCGATTTTGCTGCGTTAGAAGCACATATCCAGGATCGTGGGACAAAAGTGACTCATGAGATTGGGGTTACATGTCCATGCCTCGTTTTCAGCACCGAAGAGGGCGCTGTAGGGTCTGCTAAGCCTGGATGTGATAAATGCTATGGGGCAGGATACCTTTTCAGGGACGCGCGACCTTTGACGGCAATTTTGGAGAATGCGACATTTACTCGTTCTTATATGGAATTGGGATGGATTAAACCTGGAGATCTGACAATGTCTCCATCTATTCATGCTAGACCTGTTACGGACTTGGATAAAGTGACCATTTCTTTGCCTATAAGTAACGATTCTCAAATAATTGTAAGGGGAGCAGTCTCTTCATTCACACCAAGGCCAAGTGCGCTGGCTGCGAATGAAGATTATCTGAATTGGGAGGCAGGAGAATCCGATGCAATTTGGCTTGAGGATGCCAATGGGAAGGCATACTATCCAACGGATTATACCTTAAATGGAAGAGTTATAACGTGGACACCAGGAGCGTCTCCTGCTGTTGGAGTTCAATATGTTATTAAGTATATGGCTTTTCCCGAGTATATAGCATGGACAACTCCTATTGAGAACTGGGATAGACAACGATCCCTTGGGCAAAGAGTAATGCTGCGGAAGTACACTGCTATTTCTAATAATGGGAAAATCACACCTCCTTGGCGAGAAAGATTAGACGACAACGCGTTTGAAAGCGATACTCCCTATAGAAGAGAGTCGAGTCGGTCTTCTCCTTTGGATTCTCAGAGATGAAAAGGTTGACTTTGCATGCTTAAATTAGATGAGTTCTTCGATAAGTTAAAGGGAGCGCTGGAAAAGGTTGCGGAGCGCCTAAAGAAAGAAGATGTGAAGGTTCAGGCTAATTTAGATTTCGAGAAGAATGATGAAAAGCCTAATACTCCAGATACGTCTAAGAAGAAGTCGTCGTCGCATATGTTTTATGATAGTGGAAGTAATTCTCCCTTAGGATTGCTTGGTAAATCATCGACGGCTCCTCCATCGCTAAGTGAACGGATGACACAGGATAAGAAGTCGACAGCGAATAAGCCGGGCGTGAAGGAGGAGAAGATGTATAGCGATGAAGACCTTTCGATACCTGAAGAAGAACTGGATCGCATTGCGTTACTTATCTCAAGTACGTTAAAATCGGAGTTGAAAAAGTAATGTCTTTACCCGAATTAGTGATCCAGGAAGGCGTGAGGAGGGCATGGGATTTCTTTAAAAAGAATGACCATGTCCTTGGATATATAGCGCACGAACTGCCCGTGGAGAGGCAAGAAGAGTATCGTGAAATTCTTAGGAATGGGAATGTTGCTATCCATTTTGGATTCCCCAACCAGCAAGCACCTCTGCCTTCCTTTGCTTTGATTCTAAAGGGTGAGACTGAGGATAGAGAAGGTCAATTTATTGGGGACGATGGACATGATAATAGAGAGTATCCATACCCTGCGACGGATAATGATGCAGTGTTTTCTGATGATCCCACTTATATACCAAGAGATAAAGAAGAGTTTGGTGGAGTTACTTACTCACTAGATCCCAAAAGGGGTAGAACTTTAGGCGTGGATCCAGACGTGGGTCGAGGGGAGGTTCGCAAGTTCAGTCCTCGTTCTAAGAATAAATGGCAGCAAAGAGAATTGGGGACTCGTGGAGATGAACAATATGAGCACATGGGCTCAACGCAAAGGCTCTGGGAAAAGGATACTCAGAGGTTGACAACGACGGTTGTGGGTGATGCATGCGTGATAGATATTGTAGTGACCACTAATAATCTTGAGTTAACTATGGTGTTTTTTAGATTACTTAGATGGGTTCTACGCAGGTGGACGACATGGTTTGAGGTGAATGGTGTGCAAAGGGCGACATTCTCTGGGGGAGAATTGAGGCCCAATGAATCATTAATAAGCCCTGGGGGGGGAGCAGCATTTCAGAGAACGTTGACGATGCGATATCTGCATCATGATGTCAATTATGAAGTTGAGAGCATCCTTGCGGCATTTATGCTTGAAATTGAGATGGCGACCCCACGTCAAGATGGCGGTCTGGATATTGTTAAATTGACCGATTGGCCATCTAAAAAATAAATAAGTTTCTTGATTTTTTTAAAGCATTTTGCACAATGATTGTAAGATGATTTTTAATATTTTTCTGCTCGCAAGAGACTAGGAGTTCGATATGGCCAGAGAGGTTGTTTTTCACGGTAAAGTAATAGTGCATCCGGGGGCAGAAGCATACACAGATCTCTCTGGAATGATTCAGCCCGGTGTCGATAACTCGAAAGTGGCTGCGATTGTTGGGGAGGCTCCTTATGGGCAACCCGGTGTGGTTCATGTCTTCTCAGACTACAATACAGCGCGAAATTATTTCGGCCCATCAGATCTTGCTGATGGTATTCAATTATTGATGCAGCCCTCCAATGACCCCAGAGTGACTGGTGGTGCCGTTGTTGTCTATGCATACAAAGCAAACCGATCGACTTCCGCTGAACGATGGCTGGTCCGGGATCCAGAGACAGGAGTGTTTCCTCCAGCCTCAGGCTCCCCAGTATTGAACGCGGTTATATTGGGAACCACAGAGCAAACAGCGTTGCGAGTTGATGCTACCTCTACTGTCGATCTTAAACCAGCCCAATTGCTGATCAATAATCCTGCTGCTCCTAATGGTTACGCAGAGAATGAGTTTGCAAACTTAGTTGTTGAGATTATGAGTGGTCCCGGAAAAGGGCAGCAAAAGTTTATTGCTTCTTCCCGGGTCAACCCTAATAGCGCCCTTGAGTATATTTTGGAACTAAGGGACGATTTAGATTGGGATCCTATTCCTATTAGTTCGACTCTGACCAGCACATTCCGGATTGCTGCTCCCCAGGTAAAGTACACTGCTCTCGAGTGGGGTCCTCCGGGGAATGATTATTCTGTTGAGTTTGGTAGACAACCTCAGTTGCTTTCTTATGAAATGCAGGTGAAGCAACTAAGGAGACTCATTAAAGACAAAGAGCCTTTTGGTGGGTTAAGGAAACCAACGTTTCTTATTAAACTGGATCCCACTGGGGGTGGCAGTCTTGCAGAGTGGACCAATCCTGCCAATTGGGCAATCCCGATTGCTCAAGATGGTGGCAATGCGGTACAGGGGACAACTACGATCTCCAGTGCGACTGTATTAGATACCTCTGAAAATAATTTGACTGCAAGTGCTCATATTGACAGATGGGCAATCATTACGGGTCCAACGATGTTGGGGTCAGCAAACCCTGCTGCTTCCTTCTTAGATGTGGATGGAACGACAGGTGGACATGGTGGAGGAGTATCTTGGGCCGCTGCTGGCACTACGATAACTCTTCCATCCTCGGCAAGTATTCAAGATGATTTTTATAATAACTGGGTTGTGAGTATCACCAATGATAATGGCACGACGGTTCAGTGGTTGAGAATTCTTGATTACGTTGGGAATACTCGGGTTGCAACGTTGACTGGTGGTACGATTACAGTTGCGCCTTCAGGGACAGCCACGAACAACGATCTAAAATTGCATTCCCCTGTAGCAAACCCATTCCTTGGAAAGATGTACAAAATCTTAAGCCATACGGCTGCTGGTGGTGGTCTCAGTATAGACGATATTACTTTGGCAGGGGTGGGCTTGGGTGTTGCACCCACGACTCCTCTGTTAGAATGGAAGGTCTTTCAGGCTACCGATGCATATCTGGAAATGGATGGCTCTGATGGGAAGGCAACTTCTCTTAAAATTATCACGAGAGATCGCACTGGAAGTCCTGCGACTAACGTACTGGCTGACATTGTCCTCTCTGAATATAAAACATTGGATGAGTTGGAGAAGAAGTTAGACGGAATCTCTGGCGTCTTCTCTGATGTGGGCGACGGTGTTAATCGAAGTTTGCTGTCGTCTCGTTTTGACTTTGGTCAAATGTCGGACCATTATGGGAGATATATCTCTTCTATCATGGGAACGACAGGTTCTGGGTCCACAACTTTGGGATTGCAGAAGTCCGATGAGTTCCCGGATCCCTCTTCCTATGGAAATTATTATGTTCGGATTGAGCCGGGAACTCCTAGAGAGGAATTGTTCCTTGTCACGACAAATACCACAGGAACTGATGTTCTTTCGTCTACGGCATCTTCTACTCAATTTGATCATCCATTCAATTCTACAGTTGAATTCGTGAGAGGATCTCAATTACTTGGTGGACCATCTGATGATTCATTTATCGTCAAGGACAACTTGCAGAAATTAGTGGAATTTGTGGCGTCTCAAGTTGGAGTTTTCTCTGCGACGAGAGCCACGGGTGCTGGGTCTTCTCAGCAAGCCCCTGGGTTCTCTGCTGATTCTCCTGCATGGAACCAAATGATTGGTGCTGCGCAGCCTGAGGATAACTTGGATGTCTTCAAGAAATTGCAAGGGGGGACAGTCGGAACCTCACGAGTGACCATCCCAGACAATACAACGGAGCCTGGATATCCGGTCTCCTGGGAGTCTGGATTGAATGAATTACTTAAGTTTAAAGAAGTGAGAGTGACGGTGCCTCTGGTTTCTGAAGATCTCCCCTCTTTTGAGGCAGGAGATATTGATGTCTTCGTTGATTTATTCAGAGATTACTTACTGGATGCTGAGGATGTAAGGGCAGAGACTCAAGGCTACTTAGGCTTAAACTTGCCTCTTGAGGCAGGTACTTTTGGCGGTGTGACATACAACAGAGGTCTCCTAGAGACAATCCGACTGTTGAATGAAGAGAGATTATCTCTGGTTGGACAGAAGACGCAGGTGTTCACTTCTGCGGGTATTGAAGAGATTATTGATCCTTGGGGTTTTGCTTGTCAAGCCGCAGGGATTCAGATGGGCACTGATATTGGAGAGCCTTCGACCTTCAAGCAGTTAAAGACAGCAAGACTTGTTCAACCCTTTAATGATTGGGATCCGTTGTCTAAAAAGGACAGTGATAAAGCCCTTCGTGGGGGCTTGTTCTTTGGGGAGCCAAATAATGGATTTTGGAGAGTAGTGAGAGGATTCACCACTCACGTATCTTCTGATAACCTTGCCAGAACGGACACCAATGTTTGGGAGGTCCGTAACTTCCTTCAGAGACTTATTCGATCTTCTGTCGAAGATAGATTCGTGGGACGAGGGATTGGCGCTGTGCGACCCGGGGTGCGCTTTGTTGCTCCGGCGAACATTGGTTCTATTAGAACGCACGTTGCGACTCTTCTTGAAGAGCAGCGAGCCGAGGGGATTATCATTGATTCCCAGGATGAGAACGGGCGTTGGATTCATGCCTGGAGTGAATTAGGAGTTCGTATTTCCGGCGATGTTGCTAGAATTAAATTCAGGGTATTTCCTAAGACTGGATTAAACTTTGTCTTAATTGATTTTGCATTCCAGTTGCCAACTCTGTCTGCATAATGTAGAATTGTATTGTTTTTTTGATTGAATAAAAAATGCATTTGATTATATTAGTAAGAGTCTAATTAAATAGATTCTTAAAACAGGAGAAGAAAATGGCCGCACAAGAAATTACCGCTCTTCAATCAGCGAACGCAGGTCTTGAGGCTTTAGCCAAGAGATTATTTGACGATGCAGATGGTCCTGGTGGGGCTCCGTACCCAGATGGACGTGTTTTATCAGGCTTACTTAATGAGTATTTGCCTTCGTCTCCCCTGCAAGTACAGGGTTCTTTGACCGCCGACGCCGATGGTGCCGCCGATGGCGTTGACGTCTTGCTTGATTTTAAGCCAAAGTTCGCCTTTATTCATAATGAGACTGCAGGTCTGGCGTACTTGAAATTGGCTTCTCATGCCGCTACCAGTGCATTGAAGATTACGTTGACGGGTCCAGTTGTTGCGTATTCTGCCACCTTGGTTAAGTTTTCAGATGCTGCGGCAGCTAATCTTAATGCCTTTCACGTAGAATCAGCGGAGGTAACCGCTGCTGACGTGATCCATTATTGGGTTGTTGGTTAAGTTGTAAAAACTTTAGACTCTAAAGTTTTTAGGGTGAATTCTAGACTCACGAGTTTCTTTCAATCCCCCGCCTTTGGCTGTTGCTCTAGGTCAATGCCAGTTCTTTCGGCAACCTCTCAGTAACGCCCATCTAATCATCATCAAAAACTAAGAAGGTATACTTATAGTACGCCTTCGTATCTTTAGGAGGCTATGATGGCCGCAAGAACATTATCTGGCGCTCGTGCTAGATTCAAAATCAATGGCGAAAAAGTGGCGTATGCCGGAGGTGTTTCTGGTGAAGAGTCTGTTGATCATGAGCCCGTTGATGTCCTGGACTTGATTGAGGTTCTCGAGCACGTTCCGATTGCTTATCGAGCCAATTTGAACGCCAATGTGTTTCGCGTTGTTGGTGCCAGTTTGAAGGTCTTGGGTATCTTCCCTCAAGAAGAGAACATCCTGACCACGGGTGAACTGGAAGCGTCGATTGAGGATACGATTGAAGAAGGTCGGATTGCATATCTTTTTCAAGGGGTGCGAGCGGCTTCTAAAAGTTTCGATCTTGGTGCAAGGAACTTGGTGACGGAGAATATCTCATTTGTTGCGATTCGGTCACTTGATGAATCCCGCGTTTAATTTTTATATTGAATTTTGGGATTAAATAGTTTACAGAGACTTGTCAGGTTACTAAATTAGGCAGAGTTGTTTTTGTAGTGGCTCGTCTTTTTTATTTTTCATTGTGTATTTGTCGATTATTTGAATGTATGTCTTTTTTTATGTTTTTTTATGTTTTTTTATAGAAAGTTTAGGATTTGATGCCTTTAATTACTGGAGAAGTTAAGATGACGACAGTAGACTACTTTAAGTTATGGAAATACTCGGATCGTTTAAGTTGGGAAATGGAAGCAAAGGATATTGATCCTTGTGAAGAAAAAACGGAGACTGATGCCTCTATTGGCACATCCAATGATGTACCTATTAATTTTCTTAAAAATGCTAAAGGTGGCGTATTGGAGGGATTCAAGGTTTTTTCGGACGGGACATCTTTAGGTACTTATATTATCGACATGAGTACAGGTAAAAGGATTCCCTATGTTCATAAGTTTAGTTTCGAAATTCAGGCCAACGGTCTCGCTAAGTGTTGTTTAGAATTAGTTAACGTCGGATTGGAACTGGAGATCCCGCGAGAAGTTGCGGTGATGTATGTTCCTGGTGAGGAGAAAGTTTAATGTCAACTCAATACCCCAAAACACCTGTGGCTGGTCTTCCTTTGGAGAAAGCATTTAAAGTTGTCTTTAATAGCGAGGTGGATGGACGATCCTATGAGGGACGCTTCATTGTAAAGCGCCCAAATCTTCACGATCAAATGAAGATCGTTGGAAGGAAGAGTGAGATCCTTGAAGGGAAGTATTATGACCCTGAACACCCTGGCCGAGGTGTTCCTCAATTTATGGACAGCATGGCAGAGATGATGGCCTTTCTGGAGGTGTGTATCAAAGACTCACCTGACTGGTGGGACAATGGTGGTATTCATGATCCCGAACTCCTAGCTGCCGTGTTTGAGGGGGCGGCAGCTACCGATCCTTTTCGGAAAAACAATACTCCCGGGAATGATGCACCACGATCTATTGGAAGAGATCGCGATTCTGAACATGGTGAGCCCTCAAACATTGACCCTGTTGCGGCAATGGTGGACGAGGAAATATAAAAGACCCGTTACTTCGGTGGAATGGAATCATAGTTATTTGGATGATCTTCTTGTTGAATTTTATGAGGATTATTTTGAAAAAAATAAAGACGCATATAAAGAGGCAAGACAAAAGCACACTGGTTATGAGTTCGGTGAGACTGGAGACACCTTATTTGATCACTGGGAGCGTCAGACGGCTCGAGGAGAAGTTCCCGATCTTGACATTGATGAACCAGAGAATGCGAAAAAAAGAGACGAGTATATGCGAGAGAAAGCACAGCGGTATTTTGAGATTTATGGCGAGCGGTATAGAGCCCACGAAGCGCCAGATTTCGCTGAGGTGGCTCGGGTGGCGCAAGATGAGTTTAATCTAGACTTATCTTCTTTTGCAGGTGAGTTGCCAGACGGGATATCGGGTGCTCTTGCTAATATTTCACCGGAAGCGTTTGATGAGTTTATTAATGCGATCGGGGCGATCAAGAAGGATTAGAAATGGCTGGTGGAAAAATTGATTTAGACCTTATTCTTAATGCAGATGCCCTGCGAGATGAAATAGATCGCGCAGAGGGATTTTTTGCAAAAGCGACGAAGTTCAATCAGTATGCCCAGGGGAGGGGGCAGATCCGCAATGCAGCTGGTTTCGGTTCTGAGACTCGGTCAACTCTTAATCGAAATGTGATGGAGCGAGGGGGGTTCCAGAGTCTTGCATTTGGGCGAGGCTCTACAATGAACAACCTTGCTGGTCGTCACATGGGGACCATGTCCATGGGGGGGATGTTTCGCGGAGCAATGGGAGCCATGGGTGGGATGGCCAGAGGTGGAATGATGCTTGCGGGGGGGATGGGCGGGGCTCTTATGCATTCGCGTTTTCAGCAAAAGGGTGGGTTTTCCAAGGGAATGGAAGGAGGTGCGAAGTTAGCCAATTTATTTGCTCAATTGGGAACGGAGACAAAGGGCTTAATTCAGTTATTTAATAGGAACACGAAAGCACTACAGAAGTTCACAAAGGGCCTTGCGGGAGGCATAGGTCGGGGGGCCATGAGGGCAGGAGGGGCTCTTGCGGGTGGATTAATGGGGTTTGCGACGGGGGCATTTCGTGAAGGTATTGGGAATTATCAATCTATGGGGAACGCGCAATTAGCGGCTTCTGCAGTGATGGGTCCTGGAGGGCGCTTTGCGAATAGCGCAGGGGCGAGCATGGGATATAATGCGGCTGAGATGGCAGGTATTCAGGCCACAGGTGCAAAGGCAGGCTTAGGTAGGGGGAAGGGGGCAGGGAAGTCTGCAGCGATTCTCTCCAGGGCTATGGAGGGCGGCATTGAGTTCGGTGGGGGAATTATGCGTCGTCAGGGGATGAGCGGAAACGCAGGGCAGCAATCTATGTTTAGCCAACTCTCGAAGGCTTTTCAATTAGCTGTTCGAACAGGGCTTGATTCTGCGCGTATCACAGAGTTTATGCAGGCGGGAAATGAGTTGGCGGAGAGGCAAATTGCTATAACTCCAGATATTAAGGGTGCTTTCAATGAATTCACTACTGAGATGGCAAGGTTGCAATCCACGGGAAGTGGTGGCTTAAGCGGCAAGTATGCAGGTCAGGCATTGTCTCGAGTGCATGGGGCTATCCAGGGGGCATCAGGAGTCCAACAGCAGTTTCAGATGCGTGCATTTGGATTTGGAAAAGGGGCTTCTTTAATGGATGTGATGAAGCGACAGGAGCAGGGGGCTACTGGTGCTAATATTTCATCCATAATGAAGCAGTTGCAAGGAGAGTATGGGGCGGGAAAAGGTGGAGGCTTGAGTGATGCAGGGAAAATGGCCTTTAAAGGGATGGGTTTTGGGTCTATCTCAATGTCTGAGAAGTTCTCTCAAGCATATTTAGATCACAAGGGAGGCAAGATTGACAAGGGTCAGTTTGAAAAGAAGGTCCAAGAGATCAATGATGAAGCAAAGTCAGGCAACTTGCCGTCTATTCAGAAAAGAGCCTATGCAAATATCAATAAATTTGGAACAGTAGCGGTAAGATTTGCGGAGCGTTTTAATAGGATGGCGGCAGACGGGGCCAAATGGTTTAGCATCTTACAAAATCTTGATAAGATGCAAAAGACGATGGTCGGTTTGATTCGTCCTATTATGGAGGAAGTTAAAAAGGCGATGCCGACTTTAGTTAAATTATTCCAATCATTGGCCCCGATATTAGGCAAAGGGATCGCTGAAGCTATAAAAGGGATTTCATTGATAGCGGGATTGATTAGTGGGTTCTTTAAAGGGGCGAAAAACTCGAATACAATGTGGGGTGCCTTCTCAGGGGGGATCAAGGGGGCTTCTGATGTCTATGATAAAATGGGGGGTTATTTAAGCAAACCTGTTGAGGTGAACGGTCAAAAGGCATCAGATGATGCTCTTAATATGCGTAGTAGCCTTTTATATAAGATGGCGGAAATAGTCGGAGTGGTTAAGCCTGGGGGGTTGGGGGGGGAGAAGGGTGCCTTGGAAGGTTTGAAAATTCCAACTGAATTATTATCAAAGCTAAAATCGTTGGAAGAGGGTAAAGAAAAATTAGCGAAGGAGAAGGTTTATAATGATGCTGATGGAAAGGGTCGATATATTATCCAAGTGTATTTAATTGGAAGGGGAGAAGTAAGGACTAGAAAAATTTATTTGAAAAAAACTCAAATAAGGAAGAAATAAGGACTAAATAAGATGTCGTCTGGGAAAAATGCATCAAACAATGAATTAGGAGCGAAAGCAAGGGCAGCAAGCAGGGATGCACATGTCCAGCATTCGGTTTGCAAGGCATTTGTGGCGACTCATGAAGTAAATGATCGATATCCAGGAGGAGAGAATGGTTTAAGTTGGGGTCAATATGATTTAACTAATGATATTATTAGCATGGAGTATGAGGAGACCTTTGGAGGCCAAAGTTGTAGTTTGACATTGGTCCCAGGTAAGCCATACCAGGAGATTATTTTTCCAGGAGATTGGATCTCTGTTTATTTGGGGACTGGAGGGTATGCTCCGGAGGGGTTTGGCGTCCTTGGTAGATCAGATTCTCCTACCGACAATGATAGAATTCTGGTTGGATTTATCGATTCTGTCAAAGTTTCAATGAATACAGGGGAGAATGGGAAGACATCTGTACGTGTATTGATTCATTGCTCAGGGGTTCAGAAGGCATTTGACAGAACTTCTATTTATTACAATGAGAATCTTGGGCCGGAGACGTTGTTCGGAGCACAACTCCCAGGATTGTCTCTCGTGACCAAGAACGTGCCTCTGATAGGAACCCCTGCCACAATACCAAGAGCCATTGCTTTGGCCTTTATGGGGTTCGGTGGACAGTTTGTGCTTCCTGATAATTATCCAACTGGAGTGGGAACAGAGAGAGACCGATCGAAGAGGTTGCTGAGTTTTTTAGACAGAGCAAAAGAATTAGAGAGAGATATTGGAATTTTAAATGTTCGCGGGACAGGGGGAGGATCTCCGCAGCGAGATGGGTTAGTTCAAGATATATGGAAGAAGCATAAAGATAAAGTCCAGTCGAATGCATTGACTTCGATTGTGGACTTATTTACACACGTTGAAGATGACTTTGTGGACGGAAGAATTACTAATAGTCCCACGCATGATTTGACAGGCTCTGTTTGGTCAAAGATGATTGAAAATTCGAATCCAATGATGAATGAGTGTTTCTTTACGATGCTTCCCACAGGATTGGATGAACTGGGCAGTAGAGAAGATAAAGATGAGTGGGGGCAGTCTCCAAAGTATTCTCCTTCTCTTGTTATTAGGGAAAAGCCTTTTTCATGGGTAGATGAAACATTTGAGTTGCCGTCAGTGTCTCGTGGGGTTTTGGGTTCCAGAAAGGTGCATTTTGGAAATGTCTTTTTTTCAAGTATATTGAATCCTATGCGGGTGGCTAAATTGCAAAGGGGAGTGATCCCTGCACAACCTGTGGTGGATCTGGATTCAATGGCGGCTTCAATCATTATAAATGATGTAACGGGGCTTACTTTTGATAAGATTGAAGAAATTCGGAAGTTATCGGCGCAGAAGTCGGAGTCGACGTTTGCGATGTTCCAGCGTTTGGGCGTGGAGTCCGGGCAAGGGTCATCAGTTATCCCTGTGTTAGAAAAGCGTTTATTGGCAAAAGAAAAGTTAGACGACGTGGGATTTGGAGTAAGATATATTGATCGAGTCCAGATTAGGACTTCAGATATCCGAATGGAGTCTATTGGAATTGCAGACAATGATGTGTTTAACTTCTTCATGATGTCAGCAGCGAAGATGCCCATTGCTAATCAAAAGTATGTTTTCCTGCAAGATGGGCTGGTCCCCATATTTTTGCCAGAATCTATAAAGAGATATGGTCTGCGGGTGAGGGAGATTTCTTCTAAATATGGGAACGCTGGAGGAGTCAGGATAGATTCAGCGGCTGTTCAGGATTTCTTTGCTCGGAGTTTACTTTCTCAAGATTTGTGGTATCAGCATAATGCTTCATATAGAGCAGGCACGTTTACTGTCCCGGGAATGCCAAAGGCTCATGTGGGGATGGCTTTAGATATATCTTCCCCAAGGAATGAAACATATTATATTGAGGGGGTGACGCATTCATGGAATCATCCTGGTAGGTTAGACACTTCCTTTACGGTGACGAGAGGCCAGCCTTCTGGAGATATGGATACAGGTCAAGGTCGATTTAAGTACGCTCCTCCTGATCCAGTGAATATTATTGATACATACACTGGAAAAACAAGAGGTCGCGTGCCTGAACCTCCTCAAGTGCAACCAACTTATATCACTCATGAATTATTAAATGATAATGATATTCGGGAGGCAATCAATAATCGAGCAGAATTTAATGCAGCCCCGGGGGTGACTCCCCCGAACCTGTCAAGGGTTGAATTAGAAGGGTTGAAAGCGATAGCAGCAAGAGAAAAGAAGAACATTCTTGATTATTTGCTAGAGATAAAGAAGATTAATGATCTTGATTTTGTTATATTGAAAGAGTTAGAGACGAAGGGTCGAACCAGGAGGGTTCGTTCTGGAGTTGAGACGAAGGAAGATCGGAGAGTGGCAGGCCGGATTGCCTGGATACAGCAATCTGAGTTGGCTGGGAAGATGTGGGATCCTATTCGCAGACTCCCAGGTGTGAATGGTGGGAATTCTGGCGCTGAGAAGGCTGCTTCGAGGGCTTTGAATAAACCACCTGGGCAGAATAAAAAATGAAAACTTTAGACTCTAAAGTTTTTAGGAGGTTTTAGGAATGGAAGATCCAAACGACGATCCAGTTCAGTATGGATTACTGGGATACCAGTTGGATTCAGATGGCGTGACTTCTGTGTCCGGATCTTATCTTGGGGTCGTTTTATCCGTACATCCGGCTGATTCGGAGAATAATGAGTGGTTTAAATTCCTCCAGGGAGACATCTCGGATGTTACAAAGGCTTCTTATCTAGAGGCAACAGTCTTTTTGTTTTTTGGGACTCAGGAGACGTCCATTATCTTGCCGCATTGCATTATCCCGCAGGGTAAATGTAGCAGGGGGTCGTCAGTATCCTCTGTACGCGCTGATTGGACTGAGGATGTTCCAAATGGATGCACACCAGAAGAGTTGGATTCTTTTTATGATTCATCGAGGCCAACTCAGTTAGAGCGATTAAGTGGAGATTGGGTGATCGTTGATTTCGTGGGTGGGCTCTTGCAGATGTCTTACATATCTCGCTGGTTTCCTAATCCATTCAATAAAGAGGATGCTGCTACTCAAGAGGACGGGGCTCGCTTCTTGATGAGGAGAAATGGAACAGAGACCAAGATTGACAAGAATGGAGATCTATTTGTTTCAACCCGAAGTGGGAATTATATCACATCCGAAGGAGAGACATTTACTATTAAGAATTCCAAGGGACAAATCTTCCGAATGGACTCGGATGGGAATTCGGTACTTTTAGATGCCTTTGGGAACATCTTATTAATGGATGAGGATGGCATTTCATATTCCAATGGCGACACCTCATTAGAACTTAAGGGTCCTGATCTACGAGTGAATTCGCCAAGTGGCAATACGACGATTGTGGCGGACCATGTGAATATGTTTGGGAATGCGATAACAGCGACAGGCGGTGGTGGTGGTCGTCCATTGACGAATGATCAACTCGCATTGGACTACAAAAACCTATTTGCTGCTTTTAATGCAATTCTTGAGGCTATTGGGACAGCGATTTCTCCTGCTAAGTTGATTATCGAAACATTTGCGACGGTGTATGATTTTCAGGGAATTAAACTTAGGAATGGGATAACCCCTGCGACATTGACTGGATTGGATGAACAGACAAAGGCATCATATTTAACTAAAATCTTCAGCGCAGACTAGGGGTGGCATTATGACTATGAAGAAACATCCATCATGTGAAGTCCCTGAATTAAAGACGGTCCCCAATTCATCTGCTTTTATTCAAGCTGTATCTACAATGTGGATACTTCGTTCTAGTGTACCTCCCTCCAGTCAATCGTCTGAGGTGTCCACTGATTTAAGTAATCAAACAAAATCTTTAGTTTCTTTACAGGATAAGTATAATACGATTAAAGGAGATTTGGCTGCGATGACATGTCCTCTTTCAGATATTGAGGATAAAGATGCCACTTAAAACTTTAGACTCTAAACTTTTGAGATTTTCAATATGAGCGATCCTGAATATGACGACCGAGAATCCTTAGACTTCAAGATAGCGACAACGCTGGAACTGTTGATTGAACTGGTGAAGCAATTGCCAGAAGGAGCGAAAGATTGCTTAGAGGAAATTTCGTACTTGAAGGATGTTAATGGTGATTACGTAATAGATGATGAAGGTGACTATATTGCAACTGATTATCATATGTGCCTGTGTTTAAAATTATTAGACGTAGTAAATGATCCGCTTAAATTTAATGTATAAGGATTAACTCAATGGGCAGAGCGACTTCGCAACTTCAAAAGACTGACATGCTACGTGATATGCAGTTGGCTTCTGCTCGCCCAGGGAATAAAGCGAGTAGTGTTGAGTTTTATTCTTTCTACGTTATTAATATCCAGACGCAAGTAATTGAAAAGCAGTATGGATTCGATATTCCTCCTCAGACAATAGAACACGGAGCAGACTTTGCTGCAGAGGCAATTGCCTTGCAAGAGGGGAATTACTTTACGGATGAGCGTGGTCAATATTTCAAGATGTTGTCTATGTCTGGAACCTTTGGTTTTCGACCTACTCGTGGCAAGAGTTCATCAATTGATAACTCTGGTCTTAAAAGATCCATAAGTCAGATTCAGCAAGCAGGTGCTGTCATTCGGGGGGATTCTCCGGCGTTGACGGTTCCGAGTGACGAGCGAACTGGATGGGATAGACAGGCAGATCTTGAGAATCTTTTTCATTTTTATGCTGAAAAGAAGATGCACAGGGCAACTGCGGCTTCGTATGTTTTTGTTTATGCAAATTGGAAGTTAGGTGAAGTGTATGTTGCCCAGCCATTGAGTATAAGAAGGACAAGAACAGCCCCCTCTGATAGGTTTAAGCATAAGTATGTTCTCTCGGTTCGACTGTTGGCTCCTTTAAGCGTCAAGGGCGTTCCTAAGGACTTTTTGCCAGCCCCGAATAAGGACTTGGCTTTTTATTTTGACAGAGCAAGAAGAGCAGCAGCAAGAGTTGAAACATCCATTGGGTTAGTGAAGGACTCCATGGGGAGCATCACTTCTTTCCTGGTGCAATATCCAAAGCAGGCATTGAGCACGGCGCGAAGTTTTACGGATTTGATTAGATCTGGTGGTGACATCGTGACGGAAGCATTAGATAACGTGGATGTTTTGATAAACGCTGTGGGAGCATTTGGCACAGGGACAGTCAATGCGTTTGTTTTTACTCCATTGGAATCTTATCGAACCACGATGAGGAGAGTTTTGGAGGCGAAGGGGACCTTTGAATCCTTAGGTGGGAATGCGGCTGGGAAATTTCGTGAGATTGGGACAAATTTATCGGACGTATTGCGCTCGATTTCTGATATGTATATTGGCTTAACAGTAACAGAAGAGCGAGGTGATGTAAACGATGCCGCTCGTGCCATTGGAAACCTGTATAGACCATCTTTTGAAAGGAATGCTCTCGATACGGATAGAATTCCCAGAGGCAGAACGCCATTATTCGATAGGGGGTCTAACACATCATTGGGTGGTCGCGGGATTCCGAAGGGCTCCCAAGAGGTGACATTACCAGGAGGGACTTCTATTAAAGAAGTGGCTTCTCGTTTTTTGGGAGAGTCTGGGCGCTGGAAAGAAATTGTGCTCTTGAATAACTTGAGACCTCCATATATATCTGCTCAAGGGGATGGGATTTCGGTATTGAGACCAGGGGATAAAATCAATATCCCAATGTTACCCCTGGATGACAATGATCAGGCTCAGGTGTTTACCACATTAACAATGGACCAAGAAGGATCTGATGCTCGAAAATACGGGCGTGACCTATGGGCAGATCCCGACACCCTAGACATCCTTGTGAATGAATATGGCGACCTTGGCGTCATAGAAGGTCTTGATAATTTAAGGCAAGCAATGACGATTAAGGTAAAGACAAGGCCAGGGGATTTAAAGATGCATCCATGGTTTGGATTCTCTGGAGAGGTGGGTACTGGGATAGAGATTGACAAATTGGCACGTCAGCAGTTACAGGTGCGGGATACATTGCTTTCAGATTCTCGTATTGACACGATCGAGTCTTTGAGTGTACGTGCTTCTGGTGATTTGGTCCTCATTAGGGCTTCTTTGGTGCCCAAGGATAATGATGATAGACTCTCTTTAAATACTCGCTCTAGATTGGGAGGATAAAAACTTTAGACTCTAAAGTTTTTGATAAAAACGATGGCAAGACTACCTGAATTTGAACCTCGCTTTTTTGAGCAGATTTTACTGGACATGGTTAACCTTGTTCGAACTCTGAATCCTGAGTTGACCGACTTTAATATCGGATCCAGGATTCGCACAATATTAGAAGCATGTGCGCTGGAGGATGATGAGCAATACCACCAGATGGCGGAACTTCTCAGGTTCTGGAACTTATCTAATTTAAGGGGCAGGGATCTTGAGGAGAGGTTAAAAGAGTGGAATATTTACAGAAGGGGCTCTACTAATGCATCAGGAGAGGTCATCTTCGGCAATGGTTCACTAACGACTTCATTTGCTGCGGGATCTTTAAGCGCCACAGGAACATCTGTTCAATTATTGTCCTCGCGAGGGTTCCCTCCTACGGCTGATGCTCCGTATATTATTCGTATTGGAGAAGGCACTTCTAATGTCGAAGATGTGACAGTATCCGCGAATAATAGTACAAGTCAGGTATTGACTCTTTCTACTCCGTTGACGAAGGATCACGTAAAAGGCGAACGGGTTTCTTTGGTGAGCGGATCTGTGATTATTATTCCATTGGGATCCCAAGTGAGAGCCAGAGCAACCTCGGAGTTTCCTGAGCGAACAGTCTCAACTTTGGAACTTGCTCGCATTGAAGCAGGGAACTATGAAAGTGCTTCTGTGAATGCTGAAGCGCAGACTCCGGGCACAGCAGGAAACCTTGCTGCAGGGCAAATTATAGAGTTTGTCAGTGGACCTCCATTTAATGGTGCTTTTGTTCGCAATGAGTCTCCTTTCAGTGGTGGATTAAATACAGAGAGCGATCGTCAATTCTTAGCAAGAGGGAACAGGAAACAGCAATCCCTGGCGAAGTCTGTGCCTCTTGCACTCGAGCAATTGGTCATTAGTGAAGAACATACCACAGTGACTGGTAGAACTTTTCGAGTGATCTCTGCTAAATTAAGGGAATTCTATCAGCCCGTGTCGGCTAATGATTTTCTATTTTTATATATTTGGCCTGGGAACTTTGATTTTATCGAAACCCTTTCAGTGGCGAATGAGGTTCTCACTTCATCTGCAGAGGATGGTCAGATTTTTTTCAAGGTTGCGAATATTGCCATTGTGCCTCAGTCATTTATTCTTCAGAGAAAATTGGCGGGAACTGCTTCTTTTGTTAATATGACACAAGGAGTGGATTATTTCCTGAATGAGGGAACTAGTTGGGTCCAAATAGCATCTCCTGGATTAAATGCTGGGGATGAGTTGAAGGTGGGTGTCTATCGGTATTACACTGGATTAATCCAGGAAGTCCAGAAGATTGTGAATGGGGCCGCGAGCGATCCTGTCCAATATCCAGGAATTGCTGCGGCTGGCGTGAAGGCATTGGTGACTTTCCCACGCCCCCGAACTCTTGACACCGTTCGTTTGTCTATCCAGGTGCTCGAGGGATATTCTGAGGGGCAAGTGGCCTCTTTGGTTATAGATGAGTTGACTAATTACTTCCAGGAATTGGCAATTGGAGCAGATATTATTCTCGCGGAGATGATAGAGAGAGCGATGAGTGTCGATGGGATGTTTAATGTTCAGTTTAGAAGTCCCACTCAGGATATTGTACTTCTTGAAGATGAAGTTTTAGACCTTGAAAATCTTAATATATTGGTGGGCTAAGAATGAGCCAGATAAAACCCCTTATTGCCTTAATTAAAAACGGAGACTTGGACACAACGGCTCGTCCACTTATGGTGAGAGAGACGATCCATCGAACCTCTTTAATGCCAGTCTTACGAGGGAGGGAGCCAGAGGGGCAGTCTGATTTCAAGGATCCCACAGGAGTCTTGGGCTATTATGGGTTTGGTGCAGATGGCTATTATTATGAGAATGGCGTCCAAGGGAGGGCATGGAAACCGGAGGAGTCCATTGATGACTTCACGGATGTAGTGACTGATACGGAGCGATGGACTGGTATTGGGAATGATTTCTCCGAAGGAGCAATTGATAGGATTGCAAGCGCTCCGTTTGGGAAGCGCTTGTTCTGTGAATATGTCGGACCTGGGGTGGAGGTTTATGATCGTAAGGGAACGATGGTGTTCTCGCATCCTGCTTCTGGGGACAAGGCAATTCTTTCAGCGAGGGTTACGACTTTTGGAGAGGGGGCAGAACAAGGATCTGGCATCGAACAATGCATCCTCCTTGCTGTTCAACAACAGGGCTCTGATAGTGATTATATTTTTGTGGGCTATTGCAACTCGGTGACTTATCCATTCTCTGTTATTCATGGGCATGTGACCGGAGGAGTCCCTGCGATTACAGCATCGGTCGCCCTTCCTCCTGACACTCAGGAGGTGGACGTAGCAATCAATGTGGATTCTGCCGGGACTTATAGGGGGTATTATAATGTCACTGGGGTTGTCTCGAATTACACAGGGCCATCCTGGAGTGCCGTAGGTGCTGCTGAAGTTCTTCCAGGAGGTTGGCCGACCAATGCAGTCCCTCGGATTCATGCGTCCTTCTCAACGGACGCTGATGTGGGAGAACGGCATAGTCTTTCTGATGTGCGCGTTGAGATTGGTGGAGGTATCTGGGAGGGGCAGCAAAGGGCTTCGTGGTGGTTAGAGATATTAGATGGTGGGAACCCAGGGCATCTTGCAGGGACGCGACAAGATTGCCCTGATGAACTTTTGATAAATTGGGAGCGTTCACTTGATGAGGAGTGTGCGTTGACTTTAGTTGATATGGATACTCCTAGTGACCCTAAATTATGGAGACGTTGGGATCTTTTAAGTCGTTGGAAGGACAGAGATAGAGCAATAGAACCTGAATCTCCATGGTGGTCCCCAGGATGGATGGATGCCCATGAAGGGCATATTGTGATGACTCGAGATACGCTACATCAAAACGTGGATGAGCAAGAAGGGAAAGGGGAGGTTTGGATTGTCTCTTTGCGATGGGATAAATCTTTAATTTTTAATACGCAGGGGATTGGGCGTTATCTGACGTATTACGATAGAGTATCGGGTCGGTCTCTCAGAGAGTCTGGATCTTGGGGGGCGCGACGGTATAGTTATGAAAGCGCTTGGCATCCAGAGTATGTGTACGATAAAACCCAAGATCCATCGGCCTTCCCGTTTGTAGGGACGATGAGAAACGGGAACTCTGAGGTTTTAACTTCGGCTGTCACGTATGGTGTCAATATTCGAAAAATGGCAGACGGGACGCTTGTGGTGGCTTATGGGATTCAGGAATATCCTGTGGTGTACCCGGGAGAAGGTAAGTATTTTGGAGCAACTTTAAAACTTTCTGAGGGAGGCACTGCTCACGAGCGTCGTTTATTCAGAAAAGATGTTTCTGGGTATGATGTATGGGACCAGTCAGATGAAGCATGGGTGATGGTGGGGCTAAGTAATGCCGGGGTATTGTATTGGAATCAGGCAAGAGAAGACGGGCCTTTTGATGAATTATTAGGTGTTCTTTGTCGCAAGGATTTCACGGTATTGGCTCCAGATAATTTATCTACGGCTCCATACACTGAGGATACATCATGGGAGCAGACGGATCGATTTGGCGCGAAGGGGATTAATTTATTCGTGATGGATAGTAATCCTGTGGGATCTGAGGTTGTTGCGTTTTCGTCTGGGTGGTTTGCAGGATCTCATTTGGCGATGTTGTGGTATAACTCTGGGGACCCAAATGCATCTGTGGTTAAGACGTATGGTCATCAGTTTAATCCCCCTGCGGTCTCTTATAATATGGATGTATATTCTCCGGATCCTCATTTTCCAAATTGGTTCAATTACATCATTCAAGATTTATCAAGTGAATTAGACAGAAGTCGATTAACCTTAGGACCCGCGAAGGGCGCGGATTCATTTGTATCAATAGCGGAGGGAATGTGGTTATGTTATGGGCATTTTTTAGGGGGGACTGCAATAACGCATCGCAATGATGTCATCCGGGGTGGTGTAATTGATCGAAGTGACTTTGTATTGGATTTAAAGGGGCGCTTCATACCACCATTTGCTGCTGGGAATGGTTTTCAGGCAATCGATTCAATGTCATCTGGGCAAAGGTATGAATGTTCTTTAAGAATTCTTGGAGAAAAGAGATTATTTGGAAGGATTGGGCTTGTTATCCTTGGGAATGGGAGCGGGACAGGTGGGGTAACTATTGAATCTTCGTTGTCTTATGTGACAGGGGGAGGGAAGATTTCTTCTTCTAATGCATATACTCCAGGGGGACTTGCCTCTACGTCAGGTTCTCTCTTTCATGTCAGGGTGAAAAGAGTAGCAAATATATGGAAGTTTATGTATTATGATGTGGACCAAAGCTTGTTTGTGACAATTTTGGAGGTAGTCGGATTGAGAGGTCCTGTAGTTCCTTTAGTTTCTAGCATCCTCAATGATGCCCCCGGCCTTGCAGCAGGGGTTGGCGTGGAGTTAACGTCTTTGACTCTTGCGCCAATGGATGATGCTTTGGGTTCTTTGTTTTATAGACCTGTTGATATAGCAACGCTACCATCGAATTATGCGGCAAACTCTGCGGGTGCAGTGTTGAGAGAGAATGTCCCGAGTAGTGGAAGTGGTCAAATCGTAGTGGGTGACTCTTGGTTTTTTCCAGGAATAATGCCCAGACCTTAAAAACTTTAGACTCTAAACTTTTAGAAGAAGCAATGCCAATAATCACAGATACATTCCCAGCGCCAACTCTCAATTCTGCGAGATGGGCATCTCAGTTAAATGGGTCAGTTGGCATTACAATCGGCGTTCCTACAGATGGCGTATATCCTGAGTTGGTGGATGACGATGGGGATTCCGTGCTGGTGACCTCAGATGGGAAAATAACGGCACCCGGGGGAAGCAACTTTGATACATCTATTTTCTATAAGGATGTTTTCAACGACCCTGATCAAGCTATTGTATCATTCCTTGGATGGAGGAGCGCTCAAAAAACGGGACTAGGCGAATCTCTATATGGTGTGGATGTCCGATTAAGAGTGGCACCACTGGCGACATCTATTACATACCAAAAAGCAACGGCTTCGCTGGGGGCAGTCTCTGTCTCGGATATATTAGTGGATCCAGCAAGCGGTGCAGATAGTGGACTCCGAATTCAAAGAAGTGGAACAAGTTATGAATTATTTAGATTCGACAATGGTTTAAATGCCTGGGTGTCATTGGTGTCGGTATCTTTGGGTTTTTCTGGCCCTGGTTTTATTGTATTTGGTCAGATTGCAGAAGATCCATTTAATCCTGTTATCCCTTGGGTGTTACAGACATAAGAATGATATTCTTTTTTAGGATGGAGCGAATTTATGTCTTCAAATGAAATCTATGTATTTCACCCAGGAGCAGGTGTCAACCGAGCCTCAGATGGATCCCTTCGCACTCAAGAAGATGGTGCGAACACGGCTTATTTGCAGCAACGTTATGTGAATGGTGTAAATAAAAGATCGTTTTTCCAGGGAGCAGTCGTCCCACCAAACTCAGATAGTGCTCTCGATACGACGATTAAAGTCATATTTAGGCAGATCTCTGCGGGATCTGGAAATATCTATGTTGACGTTGGGTTTAATAACTTTAATCCCCCAACTAATAGAGACTCTCCCCTCACTTCTATTGGACCCCAGGCGATCACTATGCCTGGAACGGTAGGGCAGGAAGTATCTAAGGCGTTCACAATCACTGCAGGCACTTTGTCTTCTTTGGAAGAATTGATATTTTATGTAGAGAGGCGGGGGGGAGACCTTGTTAATGACTCATTCTTAGGAGAGGTTTCACTTGTTAGATTTGATATTCAAATTCCGATCCAAAGTGTGGCGGGTGGAAATCATGTAGTCTTTAAACCTGGAGGCGTCACTGCGGGGAGCGTATACACTACGTGGGATGAGATAGATACTGCAGTTGGTCTCATTGATGGACCCGTGGTTGTGCAGATAGACGACTCTCTCGCCCCAGCAAACATTGCTGGTATATTTGCAAGTTATGATTTGTCAAAAATGATATTCATAGGAAAAGATCCCGGTTCTCCTACTTTGACAATTTTATCGACAACTAAACTGTTAACTGGGTTACCTGCATGCATTGGTGACGGGGTTGTCCTTGCGAATACTATGGTGACTCCTGCTTATACATCTACAGGTGGAGATAGGTTGACGATTGAGCCTTTTGGTGCCATCGCAGGGAACGCATCTGCTCCATTGATTGATATTACAGGTGGCACTTTTAATCTTCAGTTATATGGGAGTGTTTTGAGTATAAACCAATCAATTAATATAGGCGCTGCGGGTGCCCTTGATGTTACGGCATATGGAGGAGCGTCTGCAGCATCTGGGGCTGTATCTTCTGCGATTGGTGGCGTGTATAGTGCTTTTATGAAGAGCACAGCTGCCGTGATTGATGACCAAAGCGGATTTGGGTCTTTCTTGGGGACTTTTAGTAGGACTCTTGATAATATTTCTTCATTGGATTTTTATGATAATACAACATCAGGCTTAACATCTTCAGATGTACAAGGTGCAATTGATGAATTGGCAGCGGGGGTTGTCGTTGGTCAATGGACAAATGCAGGATCATATTTGAGACCTACTCTGGGTTCTGCCCATGAGGTAGTTATTGGAGACACCGTTGGGCCATTTGCAAATGAGAAATTCAGAGTAAGATCAACAGATGCGCTAGTGGATCCTGATAGGGGGAATATTGGGACACCTGCTGGGCGCTTTGAGGGAGATATTGTAATTGCTGACGAAGCAACAAACTATACTGGAGGGGCCGGGGCATGGAATGGTCCACATCTGATTATGGGAGATTATCATTTTTGGGTAGATGGGAGCCAACTTCGAATGAAAAGCGGTGCTCCGACAAGTAGTTCCGATGGTGAGGTGGTTGGTGCGCAAGGTGGATAAGGAATATATTTAGACAGCATTAAGAAAAAATCTATACATAATATTTTTTCTTGTTAGAATATTAGAGTGATTTAGAGAATTTTATAAGGGAGGACCATTATGCCATATTCAAACAGTGATCCGGTTTATGCTTGTCTTCGGATTCAGAACAATTTGCCAATTGGGCAAACGTCAACAAGCGAGCGTATCCATCGTGTAGTGGTTAATACTGTCGGTGAATGGAATATCGGAGACACGGTGAAGGTAAAGGAGACAGGTGGAGCATATAAGTTTTTTGCGTATGGAGATGCGAAAGATTTATCTGGAAATGTATTTCTATTAAAGGCAGACGGAACGACAATTGCTGCTACTACATCTGGTCAAGGGACTGACGAGGTGACGTTGACATTAACTGAGGGTGGACCTGTGGGTGAAGATGTCCAAATTTGTTATCGAGTTGGGCTTGCATCTCTGTATGATTTTATGCACAGAGATCGAAATAATATTGAATTAGACCTCCATTCTGTGAATATTAGCGGAGGGGATGAGAACTGGCAGGATGTATTTAATCAAGTTCATCCGTGGGCTGGTGCATCTGCAGGATTAAAAGCCGCAATTGTTTTAGATGGACAATCAATACAATCAAATCCGCCTGCTTAATAAACAGAATTAGGAGATAATATCATGTCTTTTTTAGTCATTCATGGGGGAGCGGGATTTGCGTCCTCTAACCCTTCTTTAACTACTCACGGCAGATTAGATGGCAACGCTCAAACAGTTCGAGCGGGTGAAGCAACTTTAACTATGGCTGCTCTCGACAGAGATTCAGCCGGGATTTTGTTGATTGGTAATACAACGGCCACAGCGTTGACTGTTGGATCATCTGGAGTTACAGCGACTGTCGCGGGTAGTTTAACAGTTACTGAGAACTTTACTGTGAATGGGACTTCTTTTACCGCCTCGGTCTCCACTGTTGATATCCAAGATAACATTATTCTTTTGAATGATGGAGCGGGGACGGCAGATGTGGATACTGGTTGGCTATCTCAACGTAGTCAAGCAGAGAATGATGCCGGGACGGGCAATATTGTATCAGGAGGCATGAGCGCAAGTGTTACAGGAGTAGCCCAGGCAGGTGCCGCTACGACTATTACATTAGCGGCTGGATCGAGCGCCACTGATGATTTCTATAACGGGTGGTGGCTTAAGATCACTGATGGAACTGGACCCAACCAAGTTCGCCAAATCACTGATTATGTAGGCGCGACAAAGGTTGCGACAGTTTCTGGATGGACCACTACTCCGGATAACACCAGTGAATATAGTTTGTTTTCTCAGGGATACACTGGTGTCATTTGGGACGAGAGTGCTGGAGAAATGGTGGCGGGAGCCTCGGCTTCTGAGCCAGGACTAACAGCTGCAACGATCACGGAATCTATCCCGTTTAGAGCGAGTCGCGTCCGATTGGATTTGGAGAGCGATCCATCTTTGGTTTCAGGCGCTGGATTTATTTATTCTGGTAGTGATGCTGGCGATCCCGAATTGTTTTATTTAGATGGTGTGGGAAACCCTGCGATCCAGATTACTAAAGATGGATCGCTTAACTCTGGCGCATTGTCTGTTACATTGGATGGTGCGTATACTGCAGGAAGATCAATCACCCAAGACTTGGGTCCTATTACAATGGCAGGAGACTCCTCCACTGTAGGCGGAATGATTGCATTGGCTCCGAACGTGGCGGCTGAAAATGCTCCTCAGTTAGCGATCGACTTCCAAGAGATCGCTGCAACAGGTGTTCATACAGGTGTTCGAGTTGATTACTCTCAAATGACCTCCTTAAGTAGTGCATCTAGTTTTTCCGCAATTGATTTATTTGGTAAATTAAATGCGGGAGCGGGATTATCTTATGGTGTCAAGATTGATCCAAATTTTGATGAAGCAATTGTAATCGGTGAGCAGCCGACAGTTCGAATGAATTTGACTAATGAGAGCACAAACACTGCGGATTATCTCATTAGAACTATTGATGGTGTAGACGACACTAATGCATGTGGCATGACGTTCCAGACGGGAACAGGTGGAGCTGACAGTGGGGCATCAGGTGCTGCTGGTGGTTCTGTGGATTTCTTACTTGGTGCGGGTGGTGCTTCGGCAGGTAACGGTGCTGGAGACAGTGGAACCTTAACGGTCACTATCTCTGCAGGTGGAGCAGGAAACACTTCAAACGGTGGCGCTGCTGGCGATGTCTTGTTTGTCGGCGGTGTTGGTGGTGCCTCGGGTGGTGCGAATGTCGGTGGTGCTGGTACTGACTTTAGTTTCACGACAGGAACTGGTGGTGCTGCAGGGATTGTGGGTTCAACCTCTGGGCGTGGTGGAAATTATACTATCTTGGTTTCCGAAGCAGAAAGTGAAGCCAGTGGTTCTGCAGGTGCAAATGGGTATTACTTATTGGAGGCCGGAGGCCAGACTCATGGTGCAGCAGCAGCAGGTGGAATCAACATGGCAGCTGCCGCGTTTGATTTAAACTCCCTTGGGGCTGTGACGATTGATGCGTCTTCTGGTGGGATTTCTTTGGATGCTCTTGGTGCTTCTAATTTCACCACGACTTCTGGAGATTTGACAATTGGCGGTGCGACCCAGGCGAATGCTGTAAATATCCAAAGCACTGAGGGAACTGCTGACTCTATTTATTTAAACGCCAATACTGGTGCTGGCGGGATCACTATGATCTGTGGGAGTAGCGGATTTGACTTTGACAGCACTGGTGGTTCGTATACTTTTGATACGACGGCTGGTGGCTTCTCTGTAGATGTCACCACTGCATGTAACATCACATCCACCACTGGAGTGTTGACTCTTGGTGGTGCAACTCAGACGAACTCAATTGATCTTCAAACTATTGAAGCCTCTGCTACGGCAATCTATCTTTATGCTTCCAACGTTGCGGGTGGTGTCACGATTTCTTCTGGCAGCAATGGTATCGACATGGATAGTGTGGGTGGCCCCATTACGATTGACTCAACGGGAGGTGGTTTCTCTGTGGATGTGTTTGGTGCATCAAATATCACAACCACTTCTGGAACGATGGGTGTAACTGGTGCATCGCAGTTGAATCTTTCCTCGAGTACGGCTTCGGCAAATATCGTTGCGACTCCGGGTACTGCAGCGGCTCGTGGTCAGGTGATTATTGGTGCCTCTACCGATACCACTTTGAATTCCCTGGTTCTCTTTGATGGAGGGGGCACGAACCTTGCGTCAGAGATTGTGATGTATGATCAGGGCGGAAATGCATATACTCTTTGGATTGATGCTTCTGGCGATCTTAGGGTTGTCCAGGCGGCGACTAAAGGTACTGATGGTGCTGGTACAATTGTCGGTACTCAGGGTGGTTAATTTTAATTAGCCCTTGAAAATGCATAATTGATGCTTATAATCCATAACACTGTTGTTATGGATTTTTTTTTAGGAGTTGACAACAGTGTTATGGATTAATTAAAGAACTTTAACTAGAATGGAGTAGAAGGTTGATGTCAAAAAAGAGAGTAAATAAAACAAAGGAAGATCTCTTGAAGAATCAAAAGAATATTGAGAAGCAGGCGAGTTATGAGGAAAAGGTAGCAGAGAGCAAGAGGAAAATTATTGAGAGAATTGAGAGCGATGACGCTTTTTTTATTTTCTGGGGAAATCGAGAGGTCTCTTGGGTGGGTCTTCCCGATAAGTCGCGATGGATTGGCTTTGTTCAAGATTTAATTTTTCAGGATTATGAGAGTAAGGTATTTTGTACTCTTTATCGAAATATCTTTGGCGCGATGACTGGGGATCCTGTGGGCGCATCGACGCCCCCTGTTGGATTAACAGCCCAAGAGGAAGAATCTCAAGAGGAAGAATCCCAAGAGGAAGAATCCCAAGAGGAAGAATCCCAAGAGGAAGAATCCCAAGAGGAGCCTAACGTTGTTTCGTTGTCTATTGTGGAACCTGATGTAGCAGACAGTGATGAGTATAAGACTTATTTACAGTTGGTCTCTAAGTATGGGTCTGTAGTTGATTCCTGAATCAGGCGGGTGAAAATATTCCAAATAAACTTACCATTTGATTGCCTTCCTTATTTCTATATATATAATCAGAATATAATATCAGCGGATTCTTTTCTTCTCTTGTCTAGGTCCAGGGATTAAAACTTCATGAGTAAATTACTTGAAGATGTCGATAAATCAAAAAGAGTTGTTGCTTTTCTTGACAATAACACCGTGAGGTGGAAGGGGTTCAAAACTAAAGATGAGTTGTTTTGGTGGCTTGAAGACCAGATTTTTCGAAGTTACGATAATCCGATTTTTCAGAACATCAGGAAAGAAGTGAATGGCTTAAAAGCGGACCTGACGATCGACGAGCAAATTGAAGACTTGGAAGATAAATTAAATAGACTAAAAGGTCTCAAGAGCACTCTCCATTAAAAGGCAAAGTGATGGCATTTCATTTCGTAAATTTCCTTTTAGAGACTGCTGGCGATGGGATACCTCTTATTCCTGAGATCCTTGTGTATGTGCAGCCTGCAGACAGGTATACAAAGTTAAAGAATATTAACTCTTCGGTATTAGTATCCCTTGCAGGTCCCAGTCTACAGTCTAGTCCTGTCGATTATGATGGTTTTATTATCCAGAGATCTTCGGATAATATTACATTTGCAGATGTCTCAGGGGTGGTGCGAGATAGTTTCTTCTATATTGATGCGCCTCCTACGTTTGGAATATACTATTATAGAGCGAGAACAAGGGTTGCGTCAGGCGCAGAGTCAGCGCATGGCAATACAGTAGTGGTTGCAGTGGAGGATTGGCAAGATGCAGACGATCTTGCTGTTTATGATATGAGAGTTGATGGGGTTGTGATTGATCGACTCGATAAAACTCTTGTTTTTCCGAATGGACTGGGTGGAGATACCCATACTGGTATGAATATTAGCGAGGGGTCTTTGGGTGGTGGATTTGGGGGTGGTTCGTGGTATGTAGGGACCAAGGAGGTAAGTCCTCCTCAAATCATTAATAATGTGCCTGTGTGTGGAACTATTAATAATGTTCTTCCGTTGACGGTGCTCACATTCACAATTCGAGACTTTCCTTATCCATCGGGAGGTTCTGGGATTAATGATGCCAGTTATTTAATTAGATTGTCTGTGGGTTCAGAGTTTGGAGGGGCATTCCTAACAGTGCGAAATGGGGCGAGTCAGCCATTTTCAGCAGCGATTCCTCTTATCTCTTGTGTGATTGTTCCGGGTGCTAATCCTCTTTTGGAACGGGATGTGACCATCACGGTTCCAGCGGGATATATAAAGACAGATGACGTGGTCCAGGTTTCTACTTATGTGAAGGATGTAGATGGGAATACCTTAAGCGATCTTTGTTCATTTACGATGGAGCACGTCGATATTGTCCCCCCAGTCGTGAGCAACCAGGATCCAGAATGCGGAACTGGCATTGATCCATCTGATGACCGAAGGGTTAAGAGGGATTTCTCATATTTATTTAAGGTATCAGATTTGGACTCTGGCGTGGATCTAAGTTCACTGAATGTATTTCATGGTCCATCCTCGACAGGGCCTTGGACTCAAGTTTTAAGCGGGGGATCGACGTTTCTATTAGGGTTTACGGGGAGCGTGACTTCCGATGGCTCCACCGGGTTTGATGTGACTATCAATAGATCAGCATCTTCTCCATTGTGGGATGCAGATTCCATTGTTTGCTTTCGGGTGGATGTTCAAGATGTATCAGGGAATACAACACAAGATATTTGCTGCTTTAAAACGGAACCATGTGTTAGAATAAGTTCTGTTACTCCATTGGCTGAGGGTATTCTATTTGTTCAATTCTCGGGTCCAGTGACAGATGGGGAGGCTCTTCGAAGTGTTGATAGTTATACCATTACTCCAAGCAATGGTGGTTCTTTGATTTCGATCAGGTCCATTGCGCCTGAAAAATTCACACTGCCATCGGATGATGAACAGTTATTATTCAGGTTAGGAGTGGGATACCCCACGTTTGTTTTGATTGATACAACCACCCATGATTTCTGGGGGGAGTATGTTTTGGATGTAGAGAATTTAACAGACAAGTATGGACTACCGTTTTGTGCTAATGGAACATCTTTTTCTTATAGGGGAAGACGGACCAAGGTGGATGAGGGTATCAATAACATGAAAGACTCTGCACTTCTTGGGCGTGATAGTGTTTCAAGGCGGATATTATCGGGTATTTTAAGAAGCGATGAAGAGATTGGCGGTGTTTTCCTTCCAGATGACTGGGAGTCTAAATAGAGGTCAGGCAAATGAACGGTAAAAAAACTTTAGACTCTAAAGTTTTCAACAAGGCACTCAATGACAACTTAGGAGGACCACCCCCGTACATTGGGCCAAAGGGTGGACTTTGGGCAGATGCTCTTCATACGATTCACTGGACGAAGCCAGAAAGAGCAGCGGAGGCGGTTGAACCATTTTATTTACGTGGGCGACCCACTAATATTTCTAGCGCCAGTGGGAAACAAGAGTTGCCATTGGTTGAAGATCGTAAAAGTTCTTCTTCGGTGAATTCAATGGGGGCTGCTCGTTTAAATCTGAATAATCAGGAAGGCGAAGACAAAGAACAAGGCCAGAGGGGTGGAGTCGAGCCAATGCCAATGTCAATGCCAGGGCTAGAGGGATACTCTGGTGCTTCAGGCGAGCCTGTGGCTTCTATTGGGGATACTGAGATATGGTACAAGGACTTTGGCCTCAAAGATGACATGGGTTGGAATGGGAAATGGCAGGAGACTCCAAGTGAAAATCCAGAGCGATTTGATCTCCAGAAAATCAATGATGTCGAAAGACACGCAAGTCGATTAAGGAATATGAGGGTCGCAGAGAAATTCCCTGAAAGTATTTTAAAGATCGCAGTTGGTTTTCTGTTAATGTCAGAATTGCCTTCGGTTGGGATGTCTGGGAAATCTAAGATAATTGAGGACTATCAAAGAATTGAGCAATGGATATTGAATGAAGACAGGGAGATTGGAGACCTGGAAGAGGCCCTTTCAGGGGAGATTCAAACTGTCCAGAAGAGGCTTAAGTATAACTTTGGGAAGTCTTTGGTTAATGTATTGGCTAAGGGAGTTTCTAAATTTGCAGACGACGGTCAAGCGCTGAGGTCATGGCTTATCAAGCATCATGAGTTTAAAGAATTTGGAAACAACGTCCTTAGTTATGTCTTAAAGATTTTGGGATATACAGATGTTTCTTCTTTTGGAGAGAGAACAGTATTGAGTTTAACGGGTGCGATCGAAGACGATGCGCTGAAGATCGTTCATGAATTGTCAAATAATTCAAAGTTGTATTCTGCTTTTGAGGATGAAATCAAGAATACTCCTTCTTATAACGAAGAAGATCCTAAGGGAATTCGTTTGCCATTGGCGGAGTGGCGTATATGGAGTGAGCATGGCGAGGATGATCCCCATGATGCCTTTTGGAGTGGCATTGGGATCATGACGGGGTTTAATAAACTCTCAAAGGCGCACTCTGTAAAACAGAATCACATTGATCTCTTGGCGGCTGCGTTTGCGTTCTCTTATCATGCATTGGGTTCTTCGAGTCCTATTATCTATGATGCTATTCCCATACTCTCGTTTCTTTATGGAGAGGACATTGGAATGCATAAGTCGTTTTTTGTGGTCCGCATGAGTTTGTCGAAGGCAGGTCAAAATGGCGATTGATTTAAGTTCCATTCCGACTCCATTATTCGCAGCGAATCCCCGATCCGCTCTCGAATTAACTCGAAGAATGTTGCTGCTTCATTGGTCTGCAGGGAAGTACCTGGATACTGTCGCGGGTAATTATGGGGTAAAAAGGCCCCCACTCGGTTTTTCAGACGATGACTTCTTTAGAGCCGTCACACAAATTCTCATGGCTGATTATAAGGCTATCGGGAATTCATTCTGGCAACTTCTTGAAGTGGTTTTGGGTCCCTATGAAAACCTTACATTTCGAGTGGAAAAAGAAATCATTCAAGGGAGTGGATATTTTGATATTTCTAAGGATATTGAATTTATCAAAATCACGGGATGGAACTCTATTGATTTCCAAAGTGGAGAGACTATAGGAAACGGGTTAGGAGTCTTGGCAGATGTTGTCTATCACGATAAAGAAGAAAGTAAACTTCATTTTATCTCTAGACGCAAAGGAGACTTTGCTGCGACTAATACAATTACTGGGGTAACCAGTGGGGGTATTGCGACATCATCGGGATCTAGTCTTAGAGTTAATTCAGACAGAGAATACCCTGTGACAGATAGGTTACCTCTATATGGACAGGGAACCATCTTTAGTGAATACTTAGAGACTTCTGAGGATAGTGGGGTGGCAACTCTTCAATTGCCAAATAATGCAAGTATTCTTGATGATTTTTATAATGGATGGTCAATTGAAATTAAAAGTGGTGCTGCTATTGGTGACATTCGAACTATCACAGATTATGATGGGGCGACAAGAACTATTACAGTGGGATTGAATTGGTCTGTTGTGCCTACAGTGACTTCTGCATTTAAAATGAGTGTCTCAGAGGGGTTTGCATTTGCTTCTGTTGATAAGTACATAAGAAGAGTTCGCGTGGTGAATGATTTTCAATTTTCTCATCCAGCAGGGAGCGCATTCTTTATAGATGGCGGCTGTTGGGAATTCATTGAAGCGAAGGCCAGAAGAGTGGCTGTAAAGATTAAATGTGAAGATAAATTAAAAGGATCCATTCCTGGGTCTTCTTATCTTCATCCGTTGCCATGGAAGATGGCATGTCTTCGAGAGGATGCAGTCCAGGGATCTACAATCCTTAAAATTGATGATTCAGCATTGGACGGGGTGCCTGCGGCTCCTTTTAATATTATTGTGGATCCCGAGGAGCGACTGGCACCTCTCGAATTATTTGACGTGAATGGGTACAATGCAACAACAAGGGAATTCAGCACGCTTGCATCGTTAGCCAGGACGCGCAGGAGAGGCGTTAAGATTAAATGGGTGCAGGCAGACGTTGTGACAGGCGGATTGACGACAGGAGCCTCCCCTGTGATTCCTCCTGCCGTCCAGGAACTGAAGTCGGTCGCTCGATATGAGAATGTTGTGGGATTATGGGTTTTAGATCGAGGAGGTCCAGGTGAAGAGGTTATATTTGTTACAGGAACGACTTATCAAAGGCGTCAATTAACTTCCCAGATTACTCCTTTATCCACATTGGTCTCTATTGATTATCCATTTGACAGGGTTCCGGAGGGACCACTCGTGAGTCCTTTGACTTTTCGAGTATTTGATTCCACTGGATACTTAGGTGTCATCACGGCGACCAGTATTTTTAATTATGATTTAGTCGCAGGCTCTCGGGCTTTGAATGCACAATTGGGACTATCTGCGGCCCCAGGCTTTTCTACTGATATATTAAACGAAGAAACCTATCTTGAATTAGTAGACACAGCATCTGGTGAAGTTACATGGACAGTTGCAAGGCCCATCCAAAATACTCACCTTGTGGGCGTCTCTATGGAGAGATGGTATGGAACCATTCCAGTAATTCCCACAGAGAGTTCTCATTTGCCGGAGGCTGGATGGCCTCCTCCTGTGACTTCTGAAGGCAAATGGCCAGGGCCATACGTGTTCTCTAGCACAAGACAAGCCCCTGCTAAAGTGAAGGCAACTCAGGCATCGACAGTGGAGGCAAAGGCATACATTGCACGCAATGATGCAAGTGATGCGAGAATATATTTATCGAATGTCCAGATAGAAGTTGATTTTAATCCAGGGACGGCAAAAAAGACCTTACCTAAGCAGATTGTCATAGATGGAGGTGCGAATGTATTTGAATTCCAGCCTATCAATATGATTGTCACGAATGCCTCTGCTTTCCCAACAACGGCGCAAGTAAATTCCTGGAGGGGGTCTCCATCGAATCCTCGAGCAGGATACCCAACGCAAGTAGTTGTTGGAGGAGAAGGTCGATTTGGTCGCGCTCCGTTATATTATTGGGGCCGGGGACTCCCAGGGACCCAAGAGGAGAATACTATTTATGTGTCTGGGGTGACTCGATTACATGATTCGGGCACACAAGTGGCCACATATAATTTAGAGATTCCTATTGAGGCACTCCCTGGTGTGCTTGGTGTCAGTGGGGGACTTCCTTTAACTGAAGATGTGGTTATCTTGGATCATATGGATCAAAGTGAAGAGATTCTTTTTTATGATAGTCTTCAGTTGGAATCCCCAACCCGAGGATTGCTTATTCGTGATCGCGGATATATTCCTGAGCACGAACATTATCCATTCAAGATGTCTAATGTATATCCAAGCGTGGTCCTTGGGTCTTCAATCATTAGGACTGCGAGCCTTGGAGTGACTCAGCCGAGAATAGATGGCTTTTCTTTTCCTTTTGTGTTAAATGGAAGCATCCTCTTCCTTCGGTTATCATTCGTGATGGATATAGTCAGAGCAGCAGGTGTCAAGGTTGAATTCTATGATCATAATGACAAGAAAATCAACGTTGATCTTTCAAATATAATTCAACTAAGTTCTTAATAGGAAACTTTAGACTCTAAAGTTTTCTTGATTTAAATGGAGTATTCAAGTCATGAGCAGTAAAGATCCTCTTTTTCATCCATCCGAACGAGTTGATTTGGAAGATTTTGATTATGGGATTCGGCAATTCCCCAGGAATATTCAGTCGGACCTTATTCGATCATTAATTGGCGCGGGTGTTTTCGATGGATTTAGAGTAGAAGTATTATCTCAAAGCGGCTCCACTGTCGGTCATTTGAATATATCCAATGGTTTTGGCGGGGATTGGGCCGGGCGATTTATTAATGCTCAATCGGGCACCAATAGTCAGCGAGTGGTCCTGGGTGCCCCCAATACAGAATACTGGATAGAGATTGAGTTGACGGGGATTAGTAGCGACCCTGATTCTCGGGCGTTCTGGGATTCCTCTGTAGATAACACAGATCCCATTCCTGACGGTCAAGAGATTAATATCGCAGGCGTCTTCACGCGGAACACTCCATTTTGGCAGATCAAACAGCCTATCCGCAATAACACTGTAGGAACAAGGGGTTCTGTAGGGTATAATCCTGCACGATTCTCGCCCAATAGTTCCCTGAGCATACCCCTTGCTGTCATTCGAACGGATTCTAACGGAAAAATCCTGGCAGGAGATCCCAGCACTGATGCATCTGGGAATGATATTATCACAGTGACCGTTGAAGGTGGAGCTACTATCGATGTAATAAAGCAAATGGGCTATGGAGAGGGCACTGTTGCAGGAAAGGTTCAAGGGAGAAAGTCCAGTGATCAGAGACCTCGTTTATATGAACGACTGGAACCCCCGTTCTTGGGAGGAGCCGCGAATGAAGTCTTGGGTGACAGCACCAGCGATCATTGGGCCAGGGATGAGAAGAGTGCGTATGACCATTTAGCCACTCAAATTGCTCAAATGAAACATGGGTCCAATGATTCTTCTATCGGGGATTTCTATGGAGGCACATTGGATGCCTTCGATCCTGCATATGAGTATGTGGACATTTCTAATCTAATCTTAGGCGTCACTGGTGGACAAGTGGTAGACCCTGATGATTTAATCGGAACCACGTTTCAGATTTTCGATGGGCACTGGGCTGGATATTACGCGCAGGTTATGGGCAATGGCGCAACCGTAGGCGATGTAACCCGCTGCTATTTGAAAAAGCAATCATCTATTCCCGAGTGGAAGAGACTTCCTCAAGCAGGTGCCTATGTTCGCATTGTCAAGCATCGAATGGTTAACTGGGCATCTAGTCCCACTCCGGCTTCAAGTGGTCGAGGATATGATGATTTGGACTCTGAGGTCGTGTCCTCTCGGGTGGATTATCACAGTTATCAAACCTTTGATAACTTAAAGGCGCGGATCAACGCCAACAAGTATGCAACGGTAACATTTTCTCCTGTTGATACCAAAGATGGAAATACAGGGGAGCCCACGCTGCCCACGACCCCACGCTCAGACTATTACACATCCTTGACGGATATTAGAAATGCCTTCTCTCAGGTGGCTGGGAGTAGAGGTGGTGTCATTAAGTTCCGAAGAGGGATTTATGATTTCGCAGGGATTGCCCCTGCCACCACTGTGTTCACTATGGCGAACTCCACGGGTTTTACGATTGAAGGCGACGGGGTTGATTCAACGACCCTGCAATTCGATACAGGAAGCGGCACAACTCATTTACTGTTCGCCTTGTCAAGTTGTACAGATATTACATTCAAAGACTTAACCATTAAGGGACGAGGAAAGATTTTCTCTGCCTCTGGATGTTCCCGATTAAAATTCAAGAATTGCAATTTTGAAGGGGTCTTCGAGGATTTATCCACGGCTACCTTGGATTTTGGTAGCGGTACTGAGTTTGAATTTGACAACTGTCAAATGACGGTGGCCGGAGCGGGAGTTCAGTTCACGGGATTTTCAAGAGCCAAAATGGCTCACTGCTTAGTAACTGGGATCGATACGGGTGCAGGTCTATCAGCAGGCACCGATTTGACTACCCTTATAAATTTTGGTTCTCTCAATAGAGCACATATCCATAATAACAGGTTTAAAGGGTATGCTGCTGGTGGCTGCTTAGTTTCGTCGGCAATGAACAGAACTCAATTCCATGATAACATTCTTGAGACTTATACACTGGCAGCGGGTGCCTCTGGTCGCTTCTATATCTCTGGGTCTACTTATGACTCCCAGATTCACAATAACTTTTTTGGGACAGATGGGCTTACCCCCGGCCTTGAGACTCCTGTCTCATTCAGGAGCGCTACTTTTAATAGTTCAAGGTTTGAGAACAACCGAATCGAACAAAGCGTAGGTGGGGTCTCTCTTGTAAACTCCACGGGATCCTATATTTGTAATAATAAAATGGATCTTCTTTCTGAAGGGAGTGGGGTGATTGTGGGTCCTTTGACGGACTCTTATATCATGAATAATAATATAAAAATTGCCGCATCTACTCCTGGAGCAGGTGGTATTGGTATTGAGTTCTCTACTGGTGCTCGTTCATATATTTCAAAAAACACGATTGAAGCTGTTAGTGGTGTTCTTTGGAAGGGAATCTCATTCACAAGCACGCTGTGTGAGAATGTTCAAATGGACGAGAATATTATCTCTGGGTGTGAAAAGTGCATTTCCATCGAGAGCGTACAGAGTGCTCTTCGTTTGTCTGTTTGCAAGAATCAAGTTTTATCAACTACAAATGAAGGCATCTTTTTGAAGATGGGTGGTGCCAATTCTCAATATATTATGGTCTGTGGAAATAGTGTTCAGGCTCAAGGTGTCTATGGTATTCGTATAGATGTTAATCTTGGGAATGTGAGGGATTCAAGTTTTTCTGATAATATGATTAGAGATGCGGCATCGGTCTCCAGGTCATTATATTTTTCTGGTTCAGTGGGTACTGACGTATTTGAATCTTGCAAGATCTTAAATAATTCCATGACTGGCCCCATGGAGATTGCAGTAAAAATGAATGGGTGTCACATCTCGGGAAATACCGCACGCACATTAAACACGTCAGCTTGTGTGCTCTCTAGCGAATTAGAAGATTGTGACTTTAGCCATAATATTTTCAATTGCACCAATGAACATGGAGTGAGATTCGCGTACTTTGCACATTGTCGCATCATTGGAAATAAAGTGACTGTGACCGGAACGGATTCTTGTGGATTTTATTGGGAGGCCATTGGGACTCCTAAGTTTGATCAGAATGTCCTCCGAGACAATTATGTGTCGAACACTGATAATCCTGTTATTCCAGTGGGAACTCCATGGACAGGTGGGGATGATTGGACTCTTTTTGGCATGGGATTCATGTTATACTCTGTTCGTGACACGAACTCTTCGGGAACATTTGCAACTTTTAATTCTATCACTAATAATACGAGCAGTGGATTCGCGGTAGGCTTTTTTATGATTAAGGCAACGAAGAATCATGTATCTGGGAATCGATGTGTTATGGCGGGTCGTCCGACTCTATCCTCCGTAACGCTTGGCTTTGTTCTCAGTGATAGACAAGATGAGAGTCTTGCAGCTCAAGAAGGTGTTGCAAATATTGGTGGACACATTGATGGAAACTTTGCGGCTTT